CGCATATATTGGATGAATATAACTTTTACCAGGAGAGTTCGCTAAGCCAATTCTTGCACCATTATCCTTTACTTTTTCACAAAAGGAACGAGGTGCATAGAACAACTTATCATCACCATTTATTTTAACAGAATTCATTTTGTTATGAATATCAGTTAACCTATCTGGATCTGTACAAATCTCTCTAGTATCATAAAGATATAGCCCTAAATTCGCAAGACATAAAATAACAAATGAAATAGGATTTCCCATTAATTGACCATTTTCTTGTTCAATTAAGAATTCACCAGTGTAATGATAATCAATCATCTTTACCCTAGGTGCTCCTGGATTAGCCTTTTTTAACTTATTCAATGTTTTTTCATATCCTGAAAATCTCTCTGGATTTTGCTTCTTCAAAATCTGCAATATTCTACTCTCATACTTCTTATTCTCTCTAATAAAATCTTCTTTTAGCTGTCCGTCTTCTTGCGAAAACTTTGGATACTGTAATAGATGAAGTCCATTAGTTTTCAAAAGTAACTTTCTAACTTTGTCATCACAACCTTCTAATAGTTGTGATACAATAGCTCTTGTTAGTCTTGGATTCAGTTCATCAGTAGCCGATTTGTAATCAACAGAGAACCATTCACACTCTTCACCACTAAAAATGGTGTTTTCTCGTAATGATTCTAGATCTGTAGTACAAACCGTCTTACCGATTAAATTAAAACATTCATAACGTTTTAATATGGACCAGAGTTCCTTTTGAAAAGGTTTAGCTAAGAAGTATAATTCTGCTTCACCACAAGTAATTGTTCTTACCTTGAGCGGTTCAACAACACCACGTACACAAGCTCGAATAGGCTCAGACCTCTTATAAATATCATTTATAACAGGTTCGAGATACTCTTTAAGCATTTCATTACATTGATAATCTCTTCGTAATGTGTGTGTAACATGATGTCTTTTAATTCCATCAATCGTATGATTATAAAACATAGATTCAAGTTCTAAACGAGAATCACTAATTATATGACTGACGGAGATCGCACCTTGCTCAATCCAACCCCTTGAACCACCATTTCCTCTAGTATTTTCATAACACGCTGAATTACTAACATTAAATATCATACTGTCCAGGTATGAATCTACTGTTTCAAATTTATGTGTCTTACGAAGTTTACTATTAATTTCTTGAAGAAATGGTTTCAACTGCCAGATAACCTGAGTGATCTGATCTTGATTATAATCGATACTTTTTGTCATAGAATTCATATGATCAACATATGCATTTTGTATGAAATTATTATCAACTTCTAAACATGATCTCTTGGTTTGTAACCAACTCATCCATAAATGTGTGTTCGCAACTTTAAAATTGCGAACACGAGATTTATAAAAACACCTTAGAAACTTCTTTGGGAATTTATAACTAAAAAATGGAGGTATATCCGGAATTGGCTCATGTAAATACGTGGCCATTGGTAACATTAATATAAATTTAATCTGTTTAATAACAATATCATCACTGAGATGAATATTTTTATCAGATAGAAAATAATTATATAAACTACTTGAGAGAAGCTTTGCTATTGCTTCACTACAATGATGATGTCTAATTACTGTATAGATACCTCTTATGAAGTATCCTATCATCTTTTTTCTATTATTTAGTGGAGTTCCACTACTCTCTACACAATCACCCTTGCACACTTCCTGTGCTAACTTCTGTAACGATCGTCCGGTCGTTGACATCTGAAGGTGGTTTATGTATAATTTACTAGTATTAATAATTTTATTAGTAATTTGTCGCTATATAAACACAATCTTTATTTGTATATGTC